GCACCTTTGACATGTGTGATTACAATGCTTTTTGTGCCGTGCTGATTCGTGTTTTCCGAATGCCAAGGTTCCTGGCATTGCCCGGCCTTTTGAAGCGTTGCGCTCTCCTTCTTGCCCATCACCTTCTCCCTTCTTTCTTCTCTGAGCGTGTTTATTACACCATTTTGGAGTGGTGGAACACAATGCCCTCCAACAGGAAGACGCCACTTTGGAATGCTATTCTGCTGTACAATGAACATGGTTTCACCAAGAAGTTCAGCAAGATCAAGGCTTTCATCAAGGGTGAGATGGGCCCTGCCTTTTCCAAGACCACCGACAATCTCATTGGTCTGGATTACTCCTGCCCTCGACTTATACAAGCACCACATGATGTCACCCATGTGGTTGTGGGACCGAAAGTTAAGCCAATGCTATCCTGGTTAAAACACGATTGGGACTGGGATGGTGGCTTGTTCTACGGCTCTCGCGAGCCGGTGGCATTGCAGGCATGGTTGGACCTGTCAGTGACGCTTTTCCCAGATGGTGTCGTCATATGGATTGATTACTCTATGTACGACAATTCCTATTCCCCGGATCACTGGGGTTTCATGTATCACCTTTATGGCGAACTCATGACCGACACTGAGTTTGCCGCGGTGATGCACGCCTGGGAGAAGCCTTTTGGCAGGGTGAGGTGCTTCCGCTACCGTGGGCGTTCCATGAACGCAAGTGGGCGTGATGACACAGCGTTGGCCAATGGAGTCCTCAATGGCCTTGCTGTTTCCGTCTCGCTCGCCGCTACCTGGTACCGGATCAGCGTGTTGGAGGTTGAACCACATCACGTCAAGTTCATCTTGACACACTTTCGTGCTTCCGTGTGTGGTGATGACTCCATCATCTTTGGGCCATCGATGGTTCGACAAGTCAGGTTTGATTTTGTCAGCCTTCTTTCGTCCAACATCTCACAGTTCGGTTTTGAGGCGAAAGCCTTTTCCAGCGATCGTTTCGTTGACGCTGTTTACCTTGGCCACCGCCCTCTTCCTGTTGCTGGGCGGTGGTATTGGTCAAAGACCATTGGTCGGGCCATTTACAAGTTGGGCTACCAGATGGGGGTTGTGGGCGATCCTGCCGCTCACTTGCACGGTGTTATGCAAATGCATTCAATCTGCTCCCCCCATGTTCCCATTCTGGGTGATATCGCCAATGCTTATCTGAAGTGCGCTAAAGGCACGAAGATCAACATACCCAAGTTCGACGAAAACAAACCATGGACTTGGATGACAAATGGCGTGAGCCCTGGGTGTTACGCCCAAGACACCATTGCAGGCCTCGTTCAGGCCTATTCAGTCCGGCGGGATTTTACGCGTATGGACCTTGTTCCATTTGACACTGCTCTCACCGCTACCGACATCGCCGATTGCCAAAATTACATTCATTCGGCTGTTGTCCGTGGTGTTCGTGCGCTTGATCATTGGGTGCTTGAGCGTATGATTTTGGTTGATGAGCAGTGACCCTCTGAGTGCAACACCAGGCCAAAAGAAAACCAATCTCTTTCTCACTCTTTCTCTCTTTTTGCAAATGGCTGCGAAACGAGCTTCAGGGTTGGATCTCTATCTTAAGAGCAAAATGGCCACCGCGCCTACCAAGATCGGACCACCCTTACCACCGCAACCGAAGGGCCGCAATGGACACGG